CATATTATTTCGGCAGTAAAACCGTAAAAGAAAAAGAATGAAAAATTTTATTGTAAGAATGTTTTCCGACAAAAGCGATATAAACGCAAAAACCGTTGTAGGTGTTACTTCATTTGTTACTATGGTTGTTTATGGCTTAACGGATGTAGTTACAGGAGCATTAAAAAAAGAATTTGTAATTGAACCTATTGTATTCAATGGCTTAATGTATACGACATTTGCTTGTTTAGGTATTGCTGGGGCTGAAGCTATATTTGGCAACAAGAATCTATCAAAGCAAGATTAAATAAACAACATGACTAAATCATCTATTGCAAGAGATTACCGTAACCAATATGGTATGGAAATGCCTACGTTGAAACTTGCTAGGATAATGTACAAAGAAAACAATTTAATCTTTAAGCATATTGAAGATGCTAGAAGTCATTTAAGAGGCATTGAAGGCAAACTAAATACAACCATTAAAACAACTCATCCTTATCCCGAAAGAGTAAAGAACCCATATAAGCTACCAGCATCAGATGAGGCTGCATTTACGCCATACGAAATAAAAGGACATAAACGAATGGCTATATTTTCGGACATTCACGTTCCTTATCATTCTATTGATTGCATTACGGCTGCTTTGGACTTTTGTAAGAAAGAAAAGCCCGATGCTTTATTATTGAATGGTGATACAATCGACTGCCATCGTTTAAGTAGGTTTATTAAAGATCCTAAAAAAAGAAACTTCGCTTTGGAATTGGATACATTCAAGGCATTATTTGAAGTATTTGAAAAGGAGTTAAAATGTAAAATATATTTTAAGATTGGCAATCACGAAGAACGCTATGAACATTTCCTTTATGAGAAAGCGGGTGAATTAGTGGGCATTGAGGAATTTACATTTGAAAATATAATTAAAGCAAGAGCAAGAGGCATTGAAATAATAGGAGATAAAAGACCTATGAAAATGGGCAACCTTTGGGGAATACATGGACATGAATATGTAGGCGGGATTACTGCGCCTGTAAACCCTGCAAGGGGCTTATTTCTTAAAGCAAAGGTTAGCACGTTTCAAGGACATAACCACCAAACATCGGAACACACCGAGCCTACATTATCGGGTAAAATGGTTACTACATGGTCTTTGGGTTGTATGTCGGAATTGCACCCAGCTTATATGCCATTGAACAAATGGAATCATGGATTTGCAATGGTTGATATTGATGGAGAAGATTTTGAGTTTAGAAACAAAAGAATATTTCAAGGTAAGATTTTATAATACCGCAATAATTCAAAAAAAGAACACCCAAAAAAACACTTAGTAGAATGGGGCATACATTGCGAAAAGTTGAGAGGGTAGAATGTAGGACTGAAAATACTACTTGCGTTATGCCACTTTGTAAGGAAAATGTATAAAAACACAACAAATGAGCGAAGATTTGGAACTACCAATAGACGGCAAAGAAGAAGATGGTATAGTTGAGTTCACAACTCGCGAGGAATACATTAATTGCGCTTGTTATGCTTTGGCTACCGTTGAAACCATTAATACTATGACCGCATCCGATACCGCCAAAGTGAACCGTATTAAGCGCAAATGCCTAAAAATACTTGATGACTTGATAGCCGAAATGTACGATGAATTGAACGAAGCCGATGAAGAAGATTAGTACTTAATTTGGGATATTAGCTATTGTAATAACGAACCAACTATCAAACCAACAACAAGACCAACAATTACAGAAAATATCTGATTCGGTTGGCATCCAAAAGGCAAGGATAGATACGTTAAAAAACTTTCTATACATTCATCTAAACGATTCAACAAAACATAAGTAATAGAAGCAGAGCCTTTTTTCTTAATATTTTGTTGTGCGCTATTTAACATAAAATTTAGTTATAAGATTTAACCCATTTCCCTTGTTTTTGCGGGATTCTCGGTAATGGTCCAGTAAATGTATTTATTATTTTTATATTGCAAAATTTTATTTTCAATCCGTTACAATTTGTAACAGTTTGCAAATTCCAAATTTAATGCAAGTATTCCATAAGCCTATCATATACATAACTGGTATCTTCGTTTAATTCGTCAAGCATTTCAATTGACATTTCAAAGCCATTGTACAAAGCCCTAACGATATAAGCATCGCAATAATCGGGATAATCGTAATAGTCAATATCGGCAAACTCAATGTTTGTAATTAATGAATAATCCATATTTTTAAATTTTGTTAAAAGTAGTAATAACACTACCCAAATAATGCAAATAATATACATAGTATTGCGGTAATACCAGCAAAGTTAGACCATAGCGATTCCGCTTCCGCTTCCTTAATTCTTGATTCGGTTGATTTCATAATTCATCATTTAAATCTTGTTCAGCACTTTGGTAAGCCCAATAAAGGCATACAAGGTAAATAGCAAGGAGAATGTATGGTAGCATGGCTTATTTGTTTTGGTTAAGTATTTTGTATTTAAACCACATAGAACCTTCATAATGAGATTGACTATTAGCTGACTTTTCTATCTCCTCATCACTTGGTAGTTCTATTGGTGCTACTTGTTCTAATAAAACATCTTTAGAATACATTTCACCATTAACTTTTAATTTAGACAAATCAAGTAATAATCTTACTTGTTCTTCTGTATATAGTTTCATAGGTTATTTGTTTTGGTTATAGGTTTGGTTGTAGTATTCTTCTCCAAATTTAAAAGGAATTGCACTATTATAAGCTTTTGTTATCTGCTCTTTTTCTTTTTCAATTAGGTGTTTTGCTATTTCAATAGACGTTTCTAAAGTAGCTACACATTGGTACAATGTAGCATTTTCGTGAACCTCTCTTTTAGATATTAAATCATCTAACATCATTTGCATTGCTGTTTTCATATCTTATACTAGGTTTAATGGTGCAGTAATATGATCCATTATTTCGGCATATCTTTTAATCTCAATTTCTTTCATATCTCGTAAAAACATACAAGTGTAGCTATCCGATGACTTAATCATGCGGTTAAGCATTTCAATTTTAATGCAACATTGTGCGGCGGCAAAGTGTAAATCTGATTGTTTCATGTTTGGTTTGTTTTTAAATGTTATCGGCTAAGGTGAACAATAAAAGCATTGCAACGATTGCGATTGTTTGAAGTGTTTGTTTTTTCATGTTTGGTTGTTTAAAGTGTGCGTTTAGCAGTCGCACCCCTGCGGGGGTTAATTGTTAATTATGTATTGGTAAGCCATTTTATATATTATCGGCATTTTATTTTCATTCCATTCGTTTGATGAACATCCGAATTGCTTTGCAGTTTTTGCGGCTGCTTTTCTAAAATTTTCGTCTAATACTAATGCTTCTACTTTGTTAAGTAAGTTTTGTAAATCTGCGGTGTTGTTTAAAGTTGTCATGTTGTTTTTGTTTTGTTACACAAATATACATTGGTTTAAACATATAAACCAAATATATTTTAAAAATAGTTATCCACATTTAGTGAAACCCTTTTTGGTATTGACTTTGAGCAAGAAAAATTTATTTGTAATTTTCTCAACTTCTTTGATTTCTTTGTATTTTCCCATATTTTTAACACGCTTATGGGCAGCTTGTACAGATATCCCGACACTATCGGCATATTGTCTTATAGTCATTTTTTCCATAGTTGCAATATTACAACTTTAAACCTTAATAAAAAAAATAAAAATTTATTTGGTTGGTAACTTTAAACTATATATTTTTACACCCTAAACAAAAACAAACATTATGCAACTACAAAAAGCAACAGCAACGGAAATCATGTCAATCGGTAAAGCGTTTGCCGAATCGGGAATGTTCCCAGATACAAAAAGCGCAGCACAGGCAATAGTTAAAATACAGGCAGGTCAAGAAATTGGCATCCCACCATTTGCCGCAATGTCGGGTATCCATATTATACAAGGTAAGCCAACAATAGGCGCGGGTGTAATTGCTGCTATTGTTAAAGGATCGGGTAAATACGATTATAGGGTTAAGGAATCAACCGAAAAGATTTGCTCAATAGACTTCTTTCAAGGTAAAGAATTGTTAGGCAATAGTACATTCACTATGGAAGATGCTAAAAAAGCGGGTACAAAAAATTTAGATAAGTTCCCTAAAAATATGCTATTTGCAAGGGCAATAAGCAACGGTGTTAAATGGTACACTCCCGATGTATTTAGTGGTCCTGTATACGTTCCCGAAGAAATGCAAACCGTTACAGAAGATATTAGCCATGCGGTAGTTGAAGAAGTTACAACTATTGAACAAGCCAAAACAATGATTAACGCGATTGTTGATGTTGATGTTATTGCAGCCGTTTACAAATCATTGCCAAAGGAATTGCAAAAGGATAAAAGTGTTATAGCACATTGCGCGGCTAAGAAACAAGAATTGCTTAACTTAAATAGTGAGGGCGCTGAATAATGGAATTTATAGATATATTAAACATTGAACGCGATGGGGTAGAGCTTGGCAAAGGCTCTCCCATCCCTACTAAACGATGGTTTAAACGCAATGATGACCAAAAGAAATGGTTAGCCGATAACGCTAACAACCAACGCCATCAAGAACTTGAACGAGAATACCAGGAAAAGAAAAAACAAGATTTATACTACTAAATTAAATTAACATGACTTTTCTTGAATGGCTTGACGATGAACACCACCGCGTGGCAACGGTATATAGAATTGAATTGTACAAAGAAATTCAGCATTGCAAAAGGATATTTGGCAAAATTACACCCGATGCAAAAGAAATGCTTGTAAAGGCATTGCGCGAAATTCCACACCCAACAATGAATAAATACAAGGGTAACGATGCTACAATGGAACTTTATAAAAAAGCCCCAAAAGTTGATTTTTTAGCAATATTTAACGAAGCAGTAGACACAATATAAAGGCAGCGGCAACCTATACCCGCCATTAACATGAGTACACTATACAATGGCTCAATTTGTTTGAGCGACATCCCAAAGGAAAAAATTACCATTTCCGAAAAGAATGGTAAAAAGTATCTAAACTTTAATCTTTGGGTAAATGATGAAAAAGACCAATACGGCAATATTGGTTCAATTAATGTAAGCCAAACAAAAGCGGAAAGAGATACACCTGGAAACAAAAAGGTTTATTTTGGTAACATTAAATTAGCGGAACGCAAAGAGCAACCCTTATCCGCTAACGATGTAGAAATTAAAAGACAATTGGAAAAGTACGATCCAGCAGATGACCAATTACCGTTCTAAAAATTAACCGAGTGGCAGCGGTAATACTGCCACACTTTTAAACCATGAACGCAATAGAATACGTTAAACACTTATACGCGCTTCGATATACAACTTACATTCGCCGAGATGGCAAAGGCTTTTACCTTGTGGATGGTGTAGAAATACCCGAAGCTGAATTTAAAGCAATGCATAAACTTCCAACTGTATTAAATAGGAATATGGATAACCCCGATAAAACAAGACTATGGCTCGGATAGCAACATACGCAAGTTACACGCATATTGAAGTTTACCGCAATGGCGAACTAGAAAGAAGTTTAGGGATTTACAATAAATCAAAGGTTGATAAAAATAGATTTATTAAAGCCATGTTCAATGAAGTAAGCAAGGCGGCTTATGCAAATCCACATAATACTTATTACATACAATTAAGAAAATATGATGAATAAACAATGCTCACGCTGCAAGGTAGTGCAGCCAAGAACAAACTATTACAAACACCCACATGGGGAACTTAAATTAAATCCGTATTGCAAAGAATGTCAAAAGGCGGTAAGTAATAGACAACACCCTAAGTACAATAAGCAATCAATGTATTTTTAATGGGATGTAAAAAATGTAACGATATGAAAGATTGGAAAGAAAGATATTGCAAAGCACATGAGGAAATCAGTAAAATAAAATATGCACAAGGATATGCCGATGGGCATTATTCCGCTCCGATAATACCCAAAGTAAAAACTGCCAATGGTTTAACAACTTTTTGCGCTAATTATATCAAATGGACTAATGGACATTTAGAGCGAACTAATAATATGGGAGTTCCTGTAAAAAAGAAGATACCGAAATTCAATATATTTAGCGGTAAATTAGAACAATTAGACGGCGGCATTGAGTGGCGCAAAGGCACTGGCTCAAAAGGCACAAGCGATTTGAAAGGGCACATAGTTACTCCGAATCATAAATATGGCTTACCTGTTTATATTGAAATAAAGATTAAGGATAAGCAAAGCGAAGATCAGAAAGAATATGAACGCAAGATAAATTCAACAGGCGGCTTATATGCAGTAGTGCATAACCCCGATGAATTTTTTAGTTTTATTGATTATGTAATGGGATTATAGTATATTTGTACAACGGTTCAGAAATAGTATTGCAGGTTATTTCTGAATTTATTGTTTAACAAACGCAAGTTAAACATAACCCCCTTCGCTGCAATCGTTGGGGGTTCTTTATTTACACAATTAAATTAAATATATGGTAAATTGTTGGGTAATTATTAAAGGTCAAGAAAAAGAATTTTACATTTTAGATTCGTATTTATACGATTTAGATACAAGGTACATTGGCTATTATGAAGGAAACAAAGAATTGGTTACAATTAGAGTTGAAGATATTTTTTCATTAGGTAAAAAAACAAGATTTATACAATGATATTTACAAGATACCAATCGCTATTTAAAACAAATGAACCTGAAATAATAGAGTTTCATCAATTTGTTAATGAATTAACAACACATAATCCAATCTTTGATGAAATAAGAAACGAAACTGTTAAAGAACGAAAGGATTATTTAAAAAGGAATTTACCAGGCTATTGTTTTGCGGGTGTATTCTCAAACCGTTCAGAACGAGGATTTGAAAAGCATTCAGGTGCGGCAATACTTGACTTTGATAAAATACCCAAAGAACAATACACGCCTTTGTTTTTAGAATTGTGTAAACTTCCGTTTATACTTGCAGCTTGGCGTTCACCTTCTGGAAATGGAATTAAAGCACTTATAAAAATACCAGCATCAACGCCTGCGGAGCATTCGCTTAGGTTAAAAACATTTTCCCTATATTTTGAATCTAAATATTTAGACCTTGATGCAGATGTTTGTCGCTTTTGTTTTAGTTCTTATGATCCGACACCTTACATTAATGAATTAGCCGAAGAATTTACTTTAATGTTTTCCGAACAAGACCTTAACAAAAAAGCGGAATACAATAATGAAATAGTAAACGCAATTGGCGATGAGGCTAAAATAATTAACATAATAACTAACTTTAAGCGTTCAACAACATTTATTGAAGGGCAGCGTAATAAGCATACATTTATGTTGGCTTCGCATTTTTGCGAATATGGTGTAACAAAAAACGCTTGTATTGATTACTTTAAAAATAACATTTGGACTACAGATTTTATAGAAGAAGGCACAAAAGCAATTAATTCAGCATACCGTACACGAAAGGCAAATAGTAAACAATTAGAAGATAGAGAAAAAGAGCAAACGCAAGATGATATACCTTACCCATTTGACATATTTCCAACTAAAATAAGAGAGTCAATATTTGACGTAAGCCGCGAACTTTCACTTAACCCTATATTTTTAGCAACGGCAGGACTTTGGACTGCATCTTCATTGGCAGGGAATGCTTATGTTTCAGAATTTGGCTCAAGTGCAAAGAATATTTTATTCTGCCTTATGATCGCACCTGTATCGGTTGGTAAAACACCAGCATTTAAGTCCATGTGTGAGCAACCATTGAGCGATACTTTGCAACGCGAGGATCAAGAATATAAAAATAAGTTAGCTGAATGGAACGATGAAAGAATGGCGGCTTTATCTTCCAAAAGTCAATTCACTAAAGCCAAGCCAAGAAGATTTCATCCGTTTGCAGTTGATGGAACTACTGAAGGTTATATTGCCCTTTGCCAAGATCAGCCAAACGGAATGGGGGTTTATCATGATGAAGCTGAATCAATATTAAACGCTGGGGCGCACAAGTCTAACAACGATTCAATCTCATTCTTTACTCAAGCATTTAGTGGCGGAAGATATACTCAAATTCGTGCCGATAGGGATAAAGAGCGTGTAGTTCAAAATTTAAACATTAACCTTTTAATGGGAACGCAGCCAAGTAGATTAACTAACATATTTACGATGGATAAGATTGAAAGCGGCTTTGCTTCACGTTTCCTTATGGTTCAATCCGATTATATACAATTAAACGTAAACGCAGATCCATTTACCCAGCAAAGGCAAATGTGCGCCGAATGGTCTAACCTTGTTTTGGCTTTATACGATATTAACAAAACCTATAGTAATGATGATGTAAACCCTATAAAAATACAAATAACCGATTCGGCAAAGGAATTGTACCGAAAATACTTTCAAGGCTCTTTAATGGCAGCTAATGACCGTATAAACAACCGCATCGAAGATTATATTAAAGGTGCAGAAGCTAAGATGTCGGCGTACTTTCCAAGATTAACGCAAATTATAGCGATTATTAACAATCCGATAAACCCAATAATAGACGAAAATACTATTGAGTTAGGGTGGCAGCTTTACCGTTATCATGCACAATCAACGGTTAATATATTAAAAAACTTGCATAAAACAGTAGAAACTGGGCTTCCTTTAGAGTTAGATAATTTATATAATAGCTTACCTTTTGAGTTTACTTATGCCGATGCGGAGCAGGTTTGTAAGAAAATAAACCTACCCGATAAGAAATTCAGAACCGCCTTAAGGCGAAAAGATTTCAAGATATTGTTTACTAAAACAGATCATGGGAAATACAAGAAGGTGCATTAAGCACCTTTTTTTATGTCAATAGTTACCAATAGTTACCATATATGTACACGCGAAACCTTTGCTACCATTGAATAGTTACCATAATTGGTAACTTTACTATGATATAAAATTTAATATATCTCTTATTGTAATTATACTAATATACCCACTACGCGAAAATTGGTAATTATGGTAACTATCCGCACTGGCATTGAGTTTCAGCCGTACATTTATAGTAATTATGGTAATTATGGTAAAATTTACCATCCGTTTTAAAAATATATACTAATTTTGCCCTATGAACAGAAATATTGCAGAAATAAAAACAAACCCAAAGAATCCGAGAGTTATAAAGGATGAAAAGTTTGCTAAGTTGGTTCAATCCTTAAAAGACTTTCCCGAAATGCTCGAAAAGCGCCCTTTGGTATGCTTTACAGATACAGATGGCAAACTTGTTGTATTGGGCGGCAACATGAGGCTAAAAGCGGCAAAAGAAATAGGGTTAAAGGAATTGCCAGTAATTATTGCTGACGATTGGACAGAGGAGCAAAAGGCGCAGTTCTTAATTAAAGATAATGTAGGCTTTGGCGAATGGAATTGGGATGAATTGCAAAGCGATTGGGATGTAGAACAGTTGGCAGATTGGGGATTGGATATACCGCAGCAGTTTGAAGTTAAAGCGGAAGCAGAAGAAGATGACTTTGATGTACCCGAAGGCGGAATTGAAACGGACATAGTTTTAGGCGATTTGTTTGAAATAGGGGAACACCGATTGTTGTGTGGGGATAGTACGGATAGTGATGCGGTTGCAAGGTTGATGGGTGGGCAAAAGGCTGATATGGTATTTACTGACCCGCCTTATGGAGTTAGTGCAAGTGGTGGCAGGTCACAAACAGTTGAAAGAGATAATATTAAAAAGATTGAAAATGATAATTTAAGGGGTAATGAATTAAAGCAATTTATTAGTGATGCTTTATCAATTATGCCAATTAAAGAATCAGGAAGTTTTTATGTATGCTATGACCAAAAAACACAAGTTGAATTTATAAGTGCAATAAAAGAAAACAATTGGAATTTCAAAAGAACTTTAATATGGAATAAAAATGTTTTTGGATTAAGTGGCAAAAAAGGATATAGACCAAAATATGAATTAATAGCTTTCGGTTGCATTGGTGAAGATTATAAATGGTTTGGGGATAATGCACAAGCAGATGTAATTGATGTTGCAAGACCAAGAGAAAGAGAAGGAAACCACCCAACACCAAAACCAATTGAATTAATAGAAGTTGCATTAAAGAATAGTAGTGAAGTTGGCAATTTAATTACAGACTCTTTTTTAGGCTCAGGAAGTACTATGGTTGCATCCCACCAACTTAACCGCAAGTGTTACGGAATGGAACTTGACCCCAAATACTGCCAAGTAATTATTGACCGAATGAGAAAGTTAGACCCAAGTATAACAATTAAAAAGAACGGAAATGCCATTTAAAAAAGGACAAACGCCGCCAGGAGCGATACCATTTGTGAAGGGGCAAAGCGGGAATCCAAAAGGCAGATCAAAAGATATACCCGAATTAAAGCAATTGTTAGCAGAAGTATTAGCCGAAGATAAAGACGGAATAAATGCAGCCAAAGCAATACTAATGGCATTGAGAGCAAAGGCAACAAAGGGCGATGTTCGCGCTGCTGAATTGCTTTTGGATAGAGCATACGGAAAAGCAACACAAAATTTAAATCATAGCGGTTCGTTAGTTCCTATTCAAATAAACTACATACAACAAGAAGGTAATGAGCCTATCAAGTAAAACGACGCCAGTTTATGATGCTAATTACAATGCATATATTGAAGGCTATCCGATTATTTGCAATGAGGGCGGTAGCCGTTCAAGCAAATCCTATTCGGTTATGCAATTGCTTATTCAAATAGCAGTAAATGAGCCAATGAAGCGCATTAGTTGCGTATCGCATAGCTTACCGCATATAAAGCGCGGTGTTTATAGAGATTTTAAGTTAATTATGAATGAGTTGCAGCTTTGGGATGACAACCAATTTAGCTATTCCGATTTTATTTATACATTCAAAAACGGTAGTTATATTGAACTTTTTGGTTTAGAAGATGAAGGCAAAGCGCGTGGACCTGGAAGGGATATTTTATTCATAAACGAAGCAAACCTATTAAGCAAACCATTATTTGACCAATTAGCAATGAGGACTACAGGACAAATATTTCTTGATTGGAATCCCGCCGATTTTGTAAGTTGGGTTTATGGCGTTGCCGATAATCCTAAAAACAAACGGATTCATTCCACTTACTTAAACAACAAAGCCAATTTAACGGATAGCCAAATTAACGCAATAGAGGCGTTTAAAGACCTACCCGATGACTTTATGTGGAAAGTATACGGATTAGGGCAAAGAGGCGCTGCAAAGGAGCTTATTTACACAAAATGGGGCATATCGGAACTGCCAAACAAAGGCGAAGTATTTTACGGCTTAGACTTTGGATATAATCACCCCGCCGCTTTGGTAAAAGTAGAATATCATGAAGGCGCTCACTACGTTCAAGAATTGATATACCAATCCAATTTAACATTGACCGAACTTATACGCAAAATGCAAACGCTTGACATAGGTAGGGGAATGATATTTGCCGATGCAGCCGAACCCAAAAGCATTGAAGAAATATATCGCAGCGGGTTTAACATACACGCCGCCAATAAGGATGTTTGGGCGGGGATTGTTAAGGTTAAAAGTTTTCCTTTATATTTGACCGATAGCAGTACTAACTTAAAGCGTGAAATACAATCCTACAAATGGAAAAAAGATAAAGAGGATAATATTATCGAAGAACCTGTAAAGGCTAACGATGACGGAATGGATGCAACACGCTATGCGATATACAACTATCATGATAAACCTAAATTTATTTTTAAACCTAGATCCGAATGGTAATACTTTATAAACTAACAACACGCAACCGCCCCGCAAAGATGCTACTTGCTTATGATAGCGTTGTAGCTAATTCGGCAACGGATGAATATAAATTTGTTGTATCGTTAGATTATGACGATGCCATAACGCTTGAAAGCGAGGAACTAAAAGCAATTAAATTAGATAAGAATGTTACCGTTTGCATAGGTGATAGCAAAAGTAAAGTTGAAGCCATCAACCGCGATATACCAAAAGACGGATGGGATATATTGGTTAATTTATCGGATGATCAAGAATTTACGCAATATGGATTTGATGAAGTTATACGCGAATATTGCGGCTTAGACCAATTCTTGCATTTGCCCGATGGACACGTTAATGAGTTACTGCCTACCATGTCAATAATGGGGCGCGAATATTACAATCGCTTTAAATACATTTACCATCCCGATTATACTTCACTTTGGTGCGATAATGAAGCTATGGATGTAGCAATTGAATTGAATAGATACGTTTATTTAAACCAACATTTATTTGAACATAAGCACCCAGCTTGGGGATTCGGTCAAACGGATGCTTTGGGTAGACGTAATGATATTTATTACCGACAAGATGAAAGAACATACATAAAAAGAAAAAATTTGGGTTTTCCTAAAATAAGTATATTTGGTTAATATGATACTCTCAATACTAATACCATCATTACAAAGTAGAGCGGGCAGCCTTCGCACATTGTTAAAGTTAATTGGTACACATGAAGGCGTTGAAGTTCTTACACATATTGACGATGGGAGAATAAGTACAGGCAATAAGCGCAATCAATTAATTGAAAAGGCGCAAGGTAAATACGTAGTTCATATTGATGATGATGATTACATAACGCCAAAATACATTCCTTCAATACTTAAGGCGGCGCAAGAAAACCCCGATGTAATTTGCTTTAAAGGTTGGATGACCGTTGATGGTGCAAATAGAAAAGACTTTCATTTTAGCATTAATTACCCATACGCACAAGTAGAGCATAAGGGTAAGCAGATTTATCTTCGCTATCCAAACCATCTTTGCCCCATAAAAAGGGAAATAGCAAATAAGGTATTGTTTCCCAATAGAACCATTGGCGAAGATTACGATTGGGCTACTAAAATACACAATCAAAAGTTGCTTAAAACGCAAGTGTTAATTGACGAATTTATCTATCATTACCGTTATAATTCATTCAAATGAACTACTCCCAAAACAACGAAGATATTGTTATTACAAACTACTTCAAAGGTAGAACAGGCGTATTGTTAGACATTGGCGCAAATGACGGTTATACGTTTAGCAATTCACTTGCTTTAATTGATTCGGGATGGGCTGCGGTATTGGTTGAGCCATCACCAACGGCATTTAAGAAGCTAAAAGAATTACACGCCAATAATGCCAATGTAAAATTGCATAATGTAGCTATAAGCACAAGTAAAGGAACGGCAACCTATTACGATATGGGTAACCATGTAGACGAAACGGATAGCAGTTTATTAAGCACATTGGTACAAGATGAATTAAAGCGTTGGGATGGCATAGAGTTTAAAACTAAAAAGGTTAAAACCGTTCCTTATAGCGAAATTGAGAATGTTTACGATTTTATCACAATAGACGCGGAAGGTTGCGAAGAATTGATACTACCACAGATTAATTTAGAACATACGCAAATGCTTTGTATTGAGTGGAACGGAGATTATAAAAAGAAAGAGTTTTTTGAAAAATATACACAAGGGTTTAAAATAATACTTATTAATTGTGAAAATATAATTTTCGCAAGATAATTAGTATATTTGGTTTAATTATGAGTGAAGGCGTAATTATAAACAACATTAAAGACCTAGCGGGGAGGTGCTTCACCACCAAGCCGTTAGGCATTTTATTTTATGGAAATTTGGAAAGATATAAAAGGGTATGAAAGCAATTACCAAATAAGCAATTTAGGTAGAGTAAAAAGCAATTATAGGATAAAAAAGTTAAAGGGTAGTATAACAAAAAAAGGTTATTTAAGTTACAAATTATATCATATTAATGGCAGTAAAAAGACTTTTCAATCACACCAATTAGTTGCTAAAGCGTTTATTGACAACATTGATGGCAAAACACAAGTTAACCATAAGGATGGCAATAAGCTAAACAACCATGTTGATAACCTTGAGTGGGTTACTTGTAAAGAAAATATAAACCATGCAATAGAAACTGGGTTAAGAGATAAATGCATAAATTTGAGAAAACAAGACTTATTTGGAAATGGCAAGATAAATGAAGTAAGAATGTATATAGAAAAAGGGTTAACTAATACAGAAATAAGCAAAATATATAATTGCCATCATTCTACAATTAGCAAAATTAGAACAAACGCGCATTATGCAAGATGAAATACAAAGAATGGTTGAGGAAGCCGTACCAATGCCGCGTTCTTGCGTCTTTGAAAGAAACCGAGCAGATTACCGCCGTAAGTGTTTGACCGAAAGTATAAATAATTTAATTAACTTTGTTCAAAATTTACCCAATGAAAATATTAGGGCTAGAGATAAAGGCGATACAGAAAGTTCCATTACCTAAAGGAACGATAAGCCAAATACCACCTTCTGCAACAGGAACGATGTATAACAATCCAGGTACGGTTACATGGATGGCAGGTAATGCATTAGGTCAAGTTAAGGATGGCTATTCGGGAAACGACATCGTTTATTCAATTATTCGTTTAATAGTTGATAAAGTAAAACTAGCGCCCTGGGCTGAATATAAAATAGTTGATGAAAAGGAGTTTAAAAAGTACGCGGCTATAATGAAGCGACCCGACCTTGTAAAGGATTGGAATAAAGTAGAAAAGATTAGGACAAAGGCATTGCAACAAGTAAAGGTGGGTAGTAAATTAACCGACCTTTTAATAAAGCCAAATGAAGATGATTCATGGGCTGATTTAGTTGAGGCTTATGCATCATTCAAACTAATTACAGGCAATGCTTATGTTTACTCAAAAGCTATCCCAATGGGTAGGAATATGGGTAAGCCGTTGGAGTTGTATGTTTTACCTTCGCAATACATGAGCATTATTGCAGACCTTAGCAAGTTCCCAATAACGCCAACAGGTTATCAGTTATATATGCAGTTTACGGAATTATTTAACAAACAAGAAATTTTACACGATAAATACTTCAATCCCAACTGGAATATCGTAGGGAATCAATTATATGGTTTTAGCCCATTACAAGCGGCAGCGAGAGTATTAACAAGAAGCAACGAAGGTAAAAAAGCGGCGGTTGCTAATTACCAAAACGGCGGACCAAAGGGTATATTATTTGTAAGTGATGATAAGCACGATCCACAATTTACCGTTCAAGAAGCAATGGACTTGAAAAAGTCTTTGGCACGAAATCAAGGCGCGGAAAATGTTAATCAAGTAGAAACAAGCGGCTATAAAGTGGATTATGTACCATTGGGGCTTAGTCCTGTTGATTTGGATTTATTAAATGCCGAAAATTTAGACCTTAGAGCATTATGTAACATTTATCAAGTGCCTTCACAATTACTCAATGACCCGAGCAATAAAACGTACAACAATACAAGCGAAGGCGAAAAGGCTTTAACCGTTCGATGCGCCTTACCAATGCTTAGTTCAATACGCGACCAATTTAACCGCAAATTTGCTACCGATTGGGGCAAGATGGATACCATCATTGATTTTGATTTGAGCGTTTATTCTGAATTAGAAGAAGATAAAAAACAACAAGTTGATTGGTTGGAAAAATCTTATTTGCCGCTTCGCAGAAGATTAGAGATAATGGGAGAAAGCACAGAAGGCTACACAGATGAGCAACTAAATACAATCTTTGTACCTAGTGGAGTTACAACCATTGATGAAGCAATGAATCAAGCACCGATAACAATTCCGCAAGGATTGAATGATTATGCGCAGTAACCAAAAACGATTCTTAAGTTTCCTTAAAACGATACAAGACAAATATCGTAAAGCGGTGCGCGATGCCATCGAAGGGCAAATAAATTACTACATTGAAACCAAAAGTTTAGAGTTACCAAAAGGGGAACTTACAAAGGTTTTATTAGGATTGCATTTTGATTGCGCTTACCCTATGGCGGTGCAAGAACGTACAAACATAAAAAGAGCAATTAACCGCAAAGCCGATGAACCGTTTAACCGCCTTGAATGGATGGTAAATGAATATTTTAGGCGTGAGTTGTTAAGCAATGCAGTTGCACCGATAACAAATACAACACGCAAACAAATTGAATTAGTAATGATTCAAGCTGCAAAAGAAGGATGGGGCGTTGATGAAACCGTTAGGGCTTTGCGCAATAGTGATATTACAAAGAATAGGGCTGAATTAATAGTAAGGACCGAAAGTACAAAAGCCGCAAACGCTGGTAAAATGTTAGGCGCGGCTGATATGGGCGTGGCAGTAGAAAAGCAATGGGTAAGCGCAACCGATAATAGAACAAGGCGGATACCGCGCGACCAATACGACCATTTACACATGAACGGTAAAAGAGTTCCTTATGATAGTGGATTTGTAGTTCCTTCAACAAGGTCAATTGATTTAATGATGTATCCAGGCGATCCACAAGGTTCGGCGGGTAATGTTTGCAATTGCCGTTGTACCGTTGTATTCGTTCCTATTCGCGATGCCGTTGGTCAAGTAGTGCCGTTGCGTTCAACCTTACAAGGTGGCGGAGTAGGCAATGTATTTGTACAAATTGCAAACGCTGCAATGAGTTTTGTAATCACAAGAGATTTGATAGAAAATTTAATTGGTGAAATATTCCAAGAATAATTTAACTTTGTAAAATATTCGTTCCTATGAAAAAATTGGAAGTTAAATCAATGGTTGGAGAAATTGCCGATGTCGATTCTGAAAAGAAAAGAGTCAAGGCGGTTTGGGCGCGTACTGGTAATGTCGATAGAGATAACGATATTATTGTTGAGGGCGCATTTACTAAAACTATTGCAGAGAATGGACCTAACGGGAAAAATGAAATATGGTCATTGGTAGACCATTACACTTCATTTAAGTACGCTTTGGGTAAGCCTGAATCTTTGTACGTTGATGGCGATAAATTAGTTGCCATTACTCCGATAGTAGATACCGAACTTGGGGAAGATATGTTAAAGTTATACATGGCTGGAGTTATCAATCAACATTCAATCGGGTTTAGTACAATTAGAAGTGATTTTAGGGATCAAGAGCAAAAAGTTAGATTAATAAAAGAAGTTAAGTTGTATGAGGGTTCAGCCGTTCTGTGGGGCGCTAATCCCGAAACACCAACTTTGGATATTATGAAATCTTTTACTTTTGATAAGATTGAAAAAAGCGGAACATTACTTGAAAGATTAGAAAAGTTACCTACATTGATGAAAGCATTATCAACAGGTAATTTTACAGACAATACTTTTTATTTATTAGAAAGGCATATAAAGCAAATACAAGAAGAAGTTGAAAGCACCTACGCCGCTGCTCAAAAAGCAGCACCTACGCCGCAACGAAACGAAATCTTAGACGCTTTGAAACAATTTAATTCACAATTTTAAATTTATTCAAGATGGAAAATCAAGAAATCGTTGTTGAGGTTAAAAAAATGAGCGACCTTATCAACAACATCAAAGAAAGCGCTGAAAAAAAATCAGCAGACATTACCGCTTCTTTAGAAGCAAAGTTGGCTGAATACAAAGCCGCTTCTGAAACTAAATCAGGCGAAGAATTGAAGTCAATTCAAAAAGAAATGCAAGATCAGTATGATGCTTTTGTAAGCAACAAATCTGCTCATGCTCCAAAGGCTACTAAGTCTATTGAAGATGCTTTAGCTGAAAAATTAGGCGAATACAAGTTCGGTCAAGAAGGCGTTGAAAACGAATTCTCTAACGAATTGCGCCACAAGAAGTCTATCCGTTTTGATTTCCCTGAAATTAAAGCAATGGGCTTAAACAACCTATCTGGTGATCCAGTAGCATCTTACGGACCGCGTCAAGCTATCCTACCTGCTCAAAAAGTAAACTTTAGAGATTTAGTTCCTACTTTGAACACCGAAACTGGATTGTATGTTTTCTATAAGGAAACTTCTACTCCTAACAACATTGCAAAGCAAAGCGAAGGTTCTACAAAAGGAGAAAATACCTATGCATTTAGCGAAACAAAAGTAGTTCAGCAATACATTGCTGGTTTCTCTACTTTTACTAAGCAAATGGCTACTTCATTACCTTTCTTAAGCCAAACGCTTCCAAGAATGTTGATGAGAGATTACTTTAAGAAGGAAAATGCTTTATTCAATGCATCTGTAACAGGACTTGCAACTGTTGATACAAGCGCTGAAACTGATAAAGTAAAGAAAATCATTGACTTTATCGCTTCTCAACAAGATTTAGATTACAACGCTTCTTATGTTATTGTTTCACACACCGACATGGCTGAGTTAGTTAAATCTACTTACACAAACGGTTACTACGCTGGAGCTGGTATGGTTAACTTACCAGGATTAGGAATGACTATCATGGGCGTACCTGTTATCGCTGCTTCATGGGCTACTGCTGGAAAGGCTTTGATTATCGATGCTGACTTTATCGAAAGAGTACAAGTGAAAGGTCTTGCAATTGAGTTAAGCTATGAAAATGGCACTAACTTCGTACAAAACCAAGTTACTGCTCGTATCGAGTG